GCGATCGCTTTCCGTCATGGCCCCGGATATAGCCATCTCGTCGCGGGCCGCCCGAGCAAAGTCCTGCATGGCGCGGGTGGCGGCCGCAGTAGCCAGGATCAGAGAGCGCTTGTTCGTAGCCTCTAACGTCGCCATCCTCGTGGCGTCATTTATGGCGGCAGCTCTGTTCTTCTCGATCTCAGCTGCCAGCTTCGCGTCTGCTGTGTAGGCGCGTCTCGCCGCAGCTTCAGCGTTGGCCGAGATGATGACTTTGTCTTGTGCAGCAGCAAAGTTGGCTGCTTTTGTTTCTGCTTCTTTGGCAAGTTTCTGCTTGCGGTCTGCATCCTCTTTATCGACAGCCTTTTGCGCCGCCGTCATAGCCTCAAGGGCTTTTTTGACGGCTGGCTGCTGATCCGCAGGGAGAGCAGCAGACCCGCCAAAGAACCGCCCGGCCCGCCCACTTGCCAACTTCTCAGCCTTTGCGCGGGCCGCCTCGTATTCGCTTTTGGTCAGCGCCAGAAGATCGCCAGGCTGCATCAGGCGTCTAGGTGTAAGCGCCCTTCCCGCCCTATCCAATTTATCGCCAATCATCATTTTCTTGGCGAGAATATCCCAAGCCTTCGACAGTGCGCCGGTCGTATCGACCATTCCCGCCGTCTTCTTTCGCAATTCCTCCGTGACCAGCGCCTGCGCCTCAGCGGATCGCCCGAATGATTCAAGCGCCTTCACCTGGTCAATCAGCGCCGTCGAAACAGTTCCGTATTTTTTCGATATTGCGGCAAGGCCAGAGGAAGGGGAACTGACCAGTTTCGCAATCTCGGCCTGTGCGGCGTCAATTCCGATTCCCATGCCCTTTGATAGCGTCTCCGATGATTTCAGGAGATTCGCCATAAGGCTCTTGTCAATGCCCGCCGCGGCGAACATCGCTGCGCCGGAGACTTGGCTGCCGTATGAGGCTGTCGATCCCGGCGCTCCGTACGCCTGCCTTGCGGCATTAAAAACGTCACCGGACGAAGTGCCCTTGCGTCCCCCAATGGCGTTCAGGGCTCGCGTGACGCTCATTACGCGGGATTCGTAAGTGTACCAGGCGGCCGCACCGGCGGCCACGACAGCGGTGACGCCGACAATGGCCATGCTCGCAGGAGTGATCGCCCCGGCAATAGCCCTTCCGACACGCTTGAGCGAGCCCGAAATACCATCGGTGCCCATCTGCAAAGCTTGGACGATCTGACCAGTTTGCTGCGTGAGGATGTTCATCGCAGACTGGCCCATTGCAAACCCAGATATAACGTCGTTCATCTGGTAGGACAACAGGGCCATTTGGTATCTGGTTGTCCTCGCGGACGCGCCTAACTGCTCCTGGGCTTTCCGAAAACCCCTAGTAGCCTTTGTTGCCTTATCAATTTTCGGGCCGTATTCATCGAACGGGTCTTTGTTTGTTACAGGGCCAAACGCCTGGTCTTGCCAGCTGCTCTGGACCTTTTTCATGGCTGCTGCGTTTTTGTCTGCGGCAGCCTGCATCCGTTTTAAGGCAGCGGTCGCTTTGTCCATCGAGGATGTATCAACCTCGACGCCGACCTTTACAATATTGTCAGCCAATAGCTCTGCCTTTATTCTTTAGGGAAGAGAACACCCTTTTAACATTGCCCGGAGTTGCCGCCAATGTGTTTTTGGGTTGATCGTCCTCTTCGCCGGTTTCACCGCTGCCGTAGACGGCTTTCAGGAGATCGAGCTTGCCGTCGTAGGCGAGTTCGATCTCCCACAGGGCCGCGTTCAAGGTTACTTCGGGGGTCCACCCGAGCCAGCCTGTGCCGATTTTGAACATATAATCGGCATAGTCGCCGTGGCTCAGGCGCTCGCCACGTTTCCCTGTTTCTCCTCACCCCCGGAATCAACGTCATCCGCTGTCTTGCCGCCGTTGGAGAGGGCCAGCACGTAGTCTGACACAGGGCCGACAAGCGATAAAACGCCGTTCTCGAAGATGGCTTGTTCCATCTTTTCCGGTTCGCCGTCGGAGAGTTTGCCTGTGGCGAAGCAGATTATCTGGGTGATGGTGCTCGTGTCGATTGCTCGCACCTGCTCCATCACAGTGTTGTAGCCAGGGCCGAGAGCGTTGATGGCCCGATAGGCCCTCAACGTGCTCTTCAGCGTGTACTTCTTGCCGTTGATCGTTACTGTAACTTCGCCCGGGTTTGTCGGCGTTGCCATTTTCAAATGTCCTTATCAGGTTGCTGGGGTTTCTTCGATGGAGCCAGACTTGACGCCTAGCGTTACGGTTGCGCCAACGACACTGTTGGCGTCACTCACGTTGGTTGTGAAGGACATAACCTTCGCCTTGAAGAAGAACTCTGTGCCATCGGCGCTTGTGTCACCGGACGCATCGTTCAGAATAACGGTGAAGTTGTAATCCTGATCGGAATCGAGAGCGTCCCATAGAGCCAGTTGGCCCGCGTCGGTTAAATCTCGACCAAGTTCCATTGACAAAGTGCCGTCGTTGCGTTGGCCTTTGAACTTGAGGACGTTGCGATCACTAAGGCTGTTAAACTCAATCTCTTGGTAGACACGGCCAAATTCACCGATGGTGGCGACGTAACCGATTGACGTGTACGAGTCAGCGCTCGCATCGGCCAAAGTAGTGCCGATAGAAATCGTTGTTCCTGATGCTGTGTTAATTGGCATTGCTGCTATCCTTTCAGATGATAGTGCCAGCCGTTATTTCGCCAGCGCGAAGAGGCCTGCGGTTCGCTGGCCTGATTTCGGGATTGAGGTGTTGGTGAGTTAGTTATTTGACGAGAACGCACGCCAGGCCACTGTCACAGGAACCTGTATCCATTCTGGATCGGCAAATATTGATCCCGTGCGCTCCGAATAGGTAATGAAGACGCGGGTTCCATTCAGGCTTATACGCGTGCTCGGCTCGAACACATCTTTAACAGCATCAGCAAGAGACTCCGCTGTCGCCGTGCCCGCTCCCGATGGAGAGAAAATGTCTACGCGGAAAAGACCGATGTGGTCTTTCGTGCCGGCGTCAACAGAGAATGCCCGGCCACTGGCGGGGATCATAACCATCCTTGCGTACGAGCTGCCGTCAGTTGGCTCGGTGAACGCTACACCCTCATAAGAGACACTGGACGGAAAGCCCGTTGCGGTAGCTGCTCGAACCTGTAGCACGCCGCGAATATCTTGATATAGGCTCATTTTTTTCTAACCTTTGCCGCCGCAGCCGAGGCCAGTATTGAAGCTCTCGTTGCCGTCCTGTTCGTAAACATGCGTGGGGGGAACCGAGCTGTCCCCATGTTAACGTAGACGCGGTAAGGCTGGCTGTTAGTGATGAAATAGGACTGACCGACAGCGATAGTCGGAGTGACGGCCATGACTCGTGCGATTGATGGAGCGCCGCTCTTGTCAGCCCCGGACATCATAACCTCCGGTCCTTCCATAGGCACGTCCACAGATGGCCACCAGGCGGAGATCATGCGGCCCGTGTCAACTGGCGTGGCGTGGATTAAATCAACGCTCAGGTCCGTCAAAAACTCGCGAATGAATGCTTCTTCCTTGGCCCTGATTTTTCCGGTCAACTTGGCGATCGCAGAGCTGAATGTATTTTTCATGATCGCACCTGCAAGATGTAGCAGATCCAATCACCCTCCAGCTCGATCGTCTTGAACGATATGACTGTGTAGAGATCAGAGCCTGCCGTAATTGTATCCCCCTCTTGAGGGACGAAGGTTGCGTAGGTGGCATCGGGCTGCCATGTGACGTGACGATCGTTCTGAAGGATCAACGTGTTTGCTTTTGCAGCGTCTGAATATACACCGACGCGCCCCAAGCCGGTCTTGGCAGCGGTCGTCGCTGCGCCCGTAGCGCCAGTCGCCGGGACGTATGCCCCGGGCGTTGTGCGCGTCACTGTTACGGCGCGTCCGTACCTGAGCAGCTCGCTGCGTAGAAGGGCGCGTTGTTCTGTGCCCTCGCTCATTCGGCTGTATAATCCGTATTGGACGGCGGGTTGAGCATCATGTCGTGCGTGAACCTGTTCGGCACGCGGTCCAGATCGTCTCTGACAGCCTCAATAGCGTCTTCAGAGATACCGGCCACTGTCGGCACACCAATGCCCCCGGCGTCCTCTGTGGCCGCCATACCCCTGAACCGGTTGGCCATGCGGACAAAGTTCTCCGCCAGCATTCCAGACTTGGTTGAGAAACCATCAACGCTCAGATCCACGCGGGTGGAATACTGCGCAGCCAATCCGTCGAACAGGGCGGCGCATGTGCTGTAGACACCGCCCGGAGACACCAGCAAAGCGTCAATCTCTTCGTCTGAAAACCGGGCGTTGTCTGTGTCCGTGTCTCCTGTCAGTAGGCGAACGCGGTCAGCGTCGGTCGGCAGTGTTGGATCATAGGTTGCCGTCACGGTGTGTCCCCCACGGTATCTCTCCTGCACGGTGTTTCTCCTGCATCTTCAACATCATTTTCCAAGCTAACCCGGACTTCATTTCATGAATGGTAAATTGCTGCCACATCAGTGAGCGCCACCATTGACTTCTCCCCGGTGTAGTTGGGCATTCGATATTGCTCAAATCAAGATTGCCGACAGGCGCGGCAGCAGATGTTGGCTCGACAAAGACCGGGACGCCAAACCTTGCGGCATCAACAGCCGCTGTGCTGGAATGCGTCACCAACGCCCACGCGTGCTCTAAATCATGCGCCAGCGGGGGAGCCCTGTTTGACTTGCTTCGTACGACAATCTTTCGATCAGTGTTCTGTAAAATACGGCGGCGGATTTGGTTTTTCCAACGATTGATGTTGATCCCGAGCGGCCGCCCATAATGATCGCCAGGCATAGCAAGGACAATGTGTTTTCCTGACCGCCGCCAAGGCTCAAAACTAACCGGAAGGCGTTTATCACGGATGGCCAGATCAACAGGTGTCATGCCCCGGTAGGTTATCCGGTAATACCCGGACGGGCGACCCCCTGCCGATAGGTAATACCCGTTGTCGATATGCCAAAAGCCCCTGCCGGAGAGGGTTGCTTCCGGTAGAACATCTTCGGCGGTCCAACGCTGCCCCCATACAACAAATGGGCAATCGTCTTTAGGTGGAGCACCGCGGACAACCTTTGTGGTTTCCGGGTCTCCACAATGAAGCGCATTCATAAGCCGGAATGTCTTTTCCTCACGCTCCGGCGTCACGCATAGATAGATCAAGGCCAGATCAGGCAGTAATCCCCAGCCC